AGGAGAGGCTGCGCGACGCCATTGAGAGCCCCTCCATCTGGGAGTCCCGTGCGCGCACGATCGCCCGCACCGAGGTAGCCTTCGCGCTGAACGCGGGGACCGCCGACGCGTACGGGAAGGCCGGCGTGGAAGAGGTCGACGTGCTGGACGGGCCGGGATGCCTGGCGGACGGCCACGACGACGCGGTGTCGGGGGTGAATGGGGAGCGGTGGCCGTTGGCGAAGTCGAGGCAGTATCCGCTCGGCCATCCCAACTGTGTACGCGACTTCGCGCCTGTAGTATAGTCTCGCCGTAAAAGCGCTCCGGGCGACGGTCCGGGGACAGCGATAGGGGGCCTGCTGGGGCCAGCACCTCAGCGGGCCCCCTTCGCTTTTCATGGAGGTAGCGATGACGGACCTCAATCGCGCGGCACTGGAGGTAGAGCACACCGAGCCGGATGCTCACCCGCTGGCGGCCTACAAGTTGTCCCGCGCGGTTCGCAAGGACGTGCTGGGCCGTTTCACCTACCACCCCCCTATCGGAGACCAGCCGGCGCGTTACGAGGAGCTGAGAGACATCGCCCTCGGATACGCCATCACCATCTGCCAGCTCTGCCCGGAGAACCGGGAGAGGTCGCTGGCGCTGACGCACCTCGAGCAGGCGGTCATATATGCCAACGCGGCGATCGCGCGGGGCGAGAAGTAAGGAGGCCGAATCCCATGGGCAAGCTGAGGCTATTCATCCCGATCGTCAAGGTGGACGAAGAGCGCCGCGAGGTCATCGGCCGCGCGACCCGCGAAGAGATCGACAGCGACCGCGAGGTCGTCGAGTTCGAGGGCAGCAAGCGCGCGTTCGCCAAGTGGACGCAGCAGTTCGACAAGAACACCGACGGGATCAGCCTTGGGAACATCCGGGAGATGCACCGCGGCTGGGCGGCCGGGAAGGTGACGGCGTGGGAGGCGGACGAGACGGACCAGAGCATCGTCATCGCCACCAAGATCGTCGACGACGCCGCCTGGGAGAAGTGCCGCGAGCGGGTCTACACCGGATTCAGCATCGGCGGGACGCCGACGCGCGAGCGACGCGAGAAGCGCGACGGCACCTCCGTGAATGTGATCAAGGAGTACGAGCTGAACGAGGTCAGCTTGGTGGACAACCCCGCCAGTCCGTCCTCGCTGTTCAGCGTGGTCAAGGCGGACGGGTCGGCGGCGGTTCCGATGGGTCTGCAGAAGATGCGGGAGCTCATCGCGGCCGAGAGCGCGGACAAGAAGGTCGGGGACGCCATGCAGGAGATGGTGCGCCGGGCGAACGATGGCGGCCCCATGGAGAAGGCCCGCGCCGTCATCTATGCGATCCAGAAGGCGGCAGGAGAGGAGCCCGACGAGGCGCCTGAAGAGGAGCCCGACGACCAGCCGGACCACGAGCCGGACGCCGGCGAGGAGCCGCCTGTCGAGAAGGGCCAGAAGGGCCGCGGGACAGACGCAGGGGCTGTGCGTGAGGTCGTTTCAGTGGTGTTCCAGGCAGACCAGTTCGATGAGGCTAAGGCGGGTGCCTACCTGCGGCGCAAGGGGTACTTCCGCCGCCACCTGGCTAAGTCCGAGGATGGGGCGCGGCTGATCGCCTTCCAGGCTCCCGATGCGAAGAGGTCCGACCCGCGCGAGCTGCCGGTGGCGAAAGGAGTCAGCGTGACTACGGCGGTCGTCTCCGACGACCCCCGCGCGCGTTTCCGCGCGGTGCTGAAACGCGACGGTATCGCCAAGGCGGTGCGCTCCGAGGGCGGGTCCATCTACGCCGGGATGCAGGCGTTGGCCGGCATCGTGCAGGCTATCGATTCCGAGCTGTTCGAGTCGATGTACGGCACCGTCTCCCCCGCGCTCCCCGACGAGGAGAAAGAGGCCGTCGTGCAGCTCACCGCCGCGGCAGAGGCGGTCCTAGAGTTCATCGCCGGAGAGTTCCAGCAGCAGCTGGATGGGGCGACCAGCGCAGCCAGCGCGATCGCCGCGAAGAGCGTCCTGGCCCTGTCCGACATCGCGGCCGTGCGGCGCCGCCCGATCCTGAAACAGGAGGGCGGCGACGAGGTCGTAGAGGACGAGGAACCGGCCGACGCGATGATGGAGAATCTCGGCAAGATCCACGAGATCGGGCACTCCCTGACGCTGGCGACGAAGCAGATGGGCGCCGCGTGCAAGGAGGGGGTGTGCAAGCAGGAGGGGGAGGACGAGGAAGATCCCCCGGCCGAGGAAGACGACGCCGGAGAGGCCGACCCGGACGGCGGCGACGCCGGTGATGAACCTCCCGCCCCCGCGGAAGGGGAAGAAGACGACGAGGAGGAGCGCCGCAAGGTGAAGCCCTCCGGAGAGATGTCCAAGGTGTTGAATGCGGTCGAGAAGGTCGGTCAGAGCGTCCGGGCGGTGGTCAAGCGCGTGGACGGGATCGACGAGCGGCTGAAGAAGTCAGAGGCGCGGCCCGACAGCGTCGGCCGGCCTGTTCAACGCGCCGAGAAGTCCCTGGGGGGCGCGACGCCCTCCGGAGACGACAGCGGCCTGACCCCGGAGACCTGCGACCGGCTCGCGGCCGAAGCCACTGAGCCCGCGGTGAAAGAGTACCTGATCCGCAAGGCCTCCACGCTCCGAATCAAGAAGCTCCAGCAGGGAGAGTGACCCCCCGATGAACAAGATCGAAGAGACCCTCGCACGAGTGCGGGCCGCCACCAAGGAGGCCCTCGCGAACCCCAAGCTGCGCAAGGCGCTGACCGTCGGGTCGGGCCTGGTCGGCCTCAACCTCGAGGCCCCGGCGCAGCAGCTCGTCCCGCTTCAATCCCCGTGGCGCCAGCGCATCGGCCGCGACCTGCAGCCTGGTTCCAACGCGATCCAGTGGAAGGCGATCACCGCCGTCGTGCAGAACGCCAAGTTCAGCACGGTGGAGGGCGCCGCGTCTAACCCGATCTCGGTGACCGTGACCCCGAAGACGGCTGCCTTCAAGATCGTCGGCACGCGCGGCAGCGTGACCCGCGAGGCCGTGGCGCACGCCCAGGGGTATGACGATGCCAAGGCGGTCGAGACCAGCAACACGCTCGATCTGGCGATGAAGCTGGAGGAGATCACCATGCTCGGCGGCAACATCACCGCGCTGGCGACTCCTACCGGTCTGGCCGTCGCCGTGATCGTGGGCGGCGGATCCCTCGCGGCCGACGCCGGCGGGTATGAGGTCCGCGTCGCGGCCCTCACGCTGCACGCGGCCAACCGCGAGCTGATCGACCGCCCGGCCTCCTACGACGGCACCCACGCCAACCTGGCGGGACGGGCCGTGCTCAACGCCAACCCGGCCGCCGACGGCTGGACCGCGGCCGCGGCGCGCGTCACCAGCGCCGCCGTCGCCGCCAACGACCGCATCAAGATCACCTGGAACCCGGTCCCGGGGGCGGCCGCCTACGCCGTCTTCGTCGACCCGGTCGCCGGCGCGGCCGAGACCCTCTCGGCGATCGTCACGCAGACCAGTATCACCCTGACGGCCTACGTGGCGGGCGGCAGCGCCCTCGCCGTGGCGGACGGAACCTCGGCCGACGCGAACATCTTCGACGGCGCCATCCCGCTCATCCACGCCGACGCCTCGGCGTACGTGAAGCACCTCAACGGCCCACTGGCGCTGAGCGGGTCCGAGATCGTCGCGATCCAGGACCTGTTCTCGGACCGCTGGGACCGCGGCAAGATCGACGAGTTCGACCTGCTCGTGAGCGGCGTCGACGCGCGGTCGATGTCGAACCTGATGGCGCAGGCCAACGGAGGCCCGACCATCTTCGTCTCGACGTCGGACCAGCAGGCGCAGTCCAGCCTGACGGTCGGCTACCACGTTGGATTCATCGTCAACGCCGTGAGCGGCAAGCGGATCATGGTGCAGGTGTTGCCGTGGCTGCCCGGCGGGACCATCGTCGCGCTGCCGACGCGCATCCCGTACCCGCGCGCCGGCATCACCGACCCGTTCCGCATGGCCGTCTCGTACGGCTGGGAACAGTACGACTACGCCGCCACGGTTGCGGGCGGCCCGAAGGACGAGTTCGAGATCCGCGAGGAGGCGGT